TTTTGAGTCATTTTCTAACATTGCCAGAACTAAACCCCATCTTTAACAGTAGGGGAGGATGCCTGGTTAATCCTTTATTAACTTAAAAGGAACCAACATAAAGTAAAACCACACAACTAATTTATTTTTGTGCGCCTATGGCGCATGAACTGAAAATCTTCACCAGGACGGATAGACACAGAGAACCAGTTTATTCCAGGTTCAAACTTTAAAACCAAGGTGCCGTTGGTGGCAAAATGCAGCCTTGAAGCATAGCCAGTGCCTTCAGGAGGCATGGTCTCAAGCCAGTTGTAAGGAGACATGTGTGGGATAGCAAATCGAGTAACGTACTCTCCTGTCTTCATTTGGGACATATTGAGAACATTCAATCCAATTGATTGTCTCCCAATTGGAATAATGGCTGCGGGTGTCAGACCAATAGTCCATGGTTTGACTTTGCCATCAATATTGATATAGTTCGCAGTGATCTCAACATCTAGTGAACCCCTCCAGTAAAGTTTGGAACATGCAAAATCATGGAGGAAATTATCAACTGAGCCTGTGACAACAGTTTTAAGCCTACCATTGGCATCCCAACCTCTTCCAAATAAATTGTAAGGAGTGATTGGTATGTAGAAAGCATCGCCACCACCAGTACCATTGGTGCTAATCCAGGGGTAATAAAAAGGAGTGAGTCTTGAACTCACTAAAGATTGATTTGCTTCCCCTAGGGAAAATCCTGCGACAGGAGTCTTGGGCATGGTACAAAACCCACCAAGTCCCTGGAAGTTGAGTAAATCCTTGATCTGGATCTGGAAATTGACCTTTTCGGCATTTTGTCCACCAAAACCAGAAGGCAGTAAAACATGCAAGCGTGGGTAGCTAGCACGCGTATAAGCCCCACTCCAGGAAACCATGGGAATGACAAGACGTCCTTTTCTAACAAGTGCTATATCATACATTGGAAAGCCCAACATGCGCAATCTATTAAATTTTGGTGCATCAGGGAGATGTTCATCCCCATAAGTGGCGAAGACAAAATAATTGCCAGTCACCACAAATGAGGCTGGCATAATCCAATCGACAACCAAGGTCGCCTTGTAAGCCACACATTGCTTCAAGATCGCAGAATAGTTTGAAGCATATTCATTAGCACCAAAAAGATCAAGAGGAAATGTTTTGAGAACAGCACGCTTTGCGAGTGTTATTTCCTCTGCCTTGTACAATTGATGTGCCGGAATTTGTCTATGTACCATTGTACACGGTTGCTCCCCAAGACCATAAGTAACACGATCAATGCTATCAATATAAATTGTGGCATTGCCATGATACTCAGATGGAAGATTTGTGCTTTCATTTGGAGCTGTGGTTGCATATAGCACAAACCTACCAAAACGTCTGTAGTCTTGTTGGAGTGGATAAGTATTTCCATAAAATCCCGGCTGCACAACGAGGGAAACCCGATCTTCCTGGGCCAAAGCCAGAGTGCCTGGCAATCCACGCATTTTAGAAAAAGATGTGTCCAAGGGTGTGGTATCAAGTGCTTCATCATAGGCAAGAAGAATGCCAAAAGCTGTAGCTCTTCCACAGCTGATTGAAAGATCAACACGAAGAGAGAAACGGGCAGTACAGAGCTGCCGCATAATCATCTGCGTAAAATTGTCAGCTGTGAGAAAAGCATCCACAATATTGAAAGACCACAAGGGTTTTCCTGGTGTAATATCTGTCAAATTAAAAGTGAAGTCGACAGTCACCAGAGGCGTACCCACAACCTTAGCCTCATCTATAGCTTGAAAGGAGCGAGGGTTCTGAATAAATGCTGTATCACCGTATAAGCCCGAGACCGTAGTCTCAATGCTTGTGTCACAAGCAGCATCTTCAGCTTCATCAGAACCTGAGGAAAAGATATTATCGAATGCTTTTGAAGCAAATCGAATTATCTCAGGGCCCTCTCCTACTCCAGCAATTTTTCCTCGAGGATCAAAGGATGTTGAAACTCGGGTATTACTAGGAGGCTGATCAATCTGCAGGTTGATAAAGTTGAGAGAATTAACCCTCATGCTTGAAGAGCGAAAACCAGCAGGACCATGTAACAATTTGGATGGTGGCGGGGGGGCTTGTATCTTGCAAGTTAAAGGTTTAAACTTTTGGGGCTCTCGCTCAAGAGTTTGCAAGACATCATGATGCAAAACAGCAGGACCTGCAAGCCTACTTACAACTTTATCCCATTTCTGAGATTTCCGCAAGAAGGGGCAGGCATTAGAGGAAGATTCAACAACAGCATCCCAGGATACTGTAGCAAGATCAGTTCCAGCAAGATAGTTATCATCTGCTGTATGCACAAGATAGGCTGGCCGCTTTAAGAAATTCTCATTTAATGGTAGCGACCATTCAGGAGCAACAAGGAGCGTTGAATAAGGTGCCCCCAAAGAAACAATACCTCCAACGACAAAAAAATTTTCATCATTTTTAGCAGCGGTGTCCACCAGCGCAACAGTAGCACTAGTGGCTGTTCCCTTGGGAAGAGCACTCTCGACATTCATTGCCAAGAGCTTAGCACCAGCAGAAGTATGGTGGTATTCATTCACCAATTGCTCCTTCCGCTCAGAAGAAATCAACTTCATGGGCACAATTGTTGCAGGTGCCTCAGCTGATTCAGGCTGCACAAAAGTGGCAGCCCCAATTTTACGCCCTGTTGAAACAGTGTACTTAGGCGCCTTAAATTTGTGGATTATCTTGGAGACAGATGAATCCACATAGATGTCAGAGGGAACAATGTCCCTCTGATCCTCAATTTGGGCCAGTTTGCTGACCCCATTCTTCTTCCTAAAAAACTCCAACATTTGTTGTGGAGTCTCGAAGGAGTGAGCTATCTCCCGAGTATCCTGGCCAACATTGGCCAGATGATTTCTTGCCTCAGACATGGCAAAAAAAAAAGGGAAGGAGAGATGAGTGAAAAGAAAAGTGAGAAGAAGAGAAAGGAGGGACAGAAAATGTCCAAGACAGACTTTAAAAAGAGGAAGTCCGCGGTAGTAACACCACTGGCAAACGTATCGGCGCGAAAGCGCCGCTGTATAGGAAGCCTGATGAAAAGATCCTGTTTCAGGACCTTTAGAAAAGAAAACAAAAACGAGTTTAATATGGGAAAATATTAATTCGTCTATTGTGAAAAGTTAATCGGAAAAGTAAAATGATAGAAACTCAATGACAAGTAACAAGTGCTTTTAAAAGTAACAGGAAACGAGGTATTAGCCCGTTTTTCAGAGTGCTTTTAAAGAGTGCTGGTTGGAATGTAACTGAGTGCTTTCAGTGTTTTTTTCGGGGTTCCTTTTTTTTGTTAGACGAATTAATATTTTCCCATATTAAACTCGTTTTTGTTTTCTTTTCTAAAGGTCCTGAAACAGGATCTTTTCATCAGGCTTCCTATACAGCGGCGCTTTCGCGCCGATACGTTTGCCAGTGGTGTTACTACCGCGGACTTCCTCTTTTTAAAGTCTGTCTTGGACA